CTTCCACTTAGTGGAACCTCTGGCTCTCTTAGAGAACTCGAGCTGACTTAGTCAGTTCTCAGAGTGACTGCCATGTCTAGATTATCTTGCCACCTCTTAGAGGTCGCGAGACTCTAGAGTCCCATGAACCTTGGACTAATAAATCAATAGTACCCCTTAGGGGAACTACGGAAATAGTAATCTTTGGGCCATTCTCTTTGGAATTCGGGTTCGACTGGATCACAGTCGACTGAATGGGTTTCAGAGAATCTTAGATCCTTTGCAATCCAACCACCTTCACCAAATGCAAGCATTGGTGCCGCCTCTAAGAGACGTTCTACTTGAGCTAAATCAATTAGAAAGATGGAGTCGTCTAGATACCAGGCTTCCTCGGAGCACCCCGCAGTAATCCACTCAGTGGGTTTTACTACGAGTAACTTCTTTCTCCAATTGCTTAAAGCAATTTTCCGTGCCAACTTACGATCATCTGAGATGAGAATAAGGTTTCTGCACTTAGTGCGGAGCGCGGTAGCAAGAAGTACCTCGTCATCGGATATTAATCCGGTGGGGGGTGGACCTTCAGGAGTTTTAAACCATTCCCAGAGCTGTGCTTTAAGCACCACCTCCTCAGGAGGTGGCTCTAGGAGTGGTAACTCCTCCTCTATAACAAGGCCACTTAAAGTGACTTTGAGAGGACTCGTATGTGATAGTTCCTCGATTAAATCGCGGTAGTACCACTTACGGGTGAAGTTATCGAATTCATAGGGAGATTCCTTCCAGATGGAAGCGAACTCATTTAATGAGTCGTAATTAATGTCTGAGACATTAATTGGAATCTCTATTAGATCAATCGTCAGTGGTTTAACCACTGGTTCGATTATAAGACCTAATAAAAACTTTTCCCATTCAATGGATAAAAGTTTTCCTAGGAGTTCCTCCTCGGTAGCTACAAAATCGTTAAGCCTCTTTAAGAAGCCACGAATTTGTATCTGTTGGTCATTTAAAATGACCTCCCGATCCTTATATGGGACAAGGCGATCGAGTGTTTCTACAGCCGACCATGGCTCTGAACCGTGGAGCTGAGCTCTACGGATAATACTGTGTGGCTTAGCCACAGGTATTTCAGAACTATGTACCTTTAAAAGGTACATAGCAAGGGAATTCCACTTAGTGGAATGTCCCCGCCCTGATTCGAACTGTAATACATTCGTAACCTTGAATGGAAACCTCTTTCCCGAACCGCATAATGCCTTAGGCATGTATACGATATCGCGGGATTCGTGTAGCCTTAGGCACACGTCCTGACAGAAAGAGGCTAAGGAGAAGAGATTATGTGGGCCCTGAGGGCCAACATAACTCCAATCCTTCCCCAAGAGATCTATTTTCCCTTGAGCTTCAACTTCAAATGAGTTGATATCGGGTTTGGCATCTAAGATGCACCTAAGTTTGACATAGTCAACATAGGTAATACGTCCCCAACACTTAGTGTTTCGGATGTATACCCAAGTGTCTAAGACACTCTTAGGTATCCGTACCAACTCCTCACAGTATTTGAAGAAATCTTTTGAAACAAAAGTATCTAAGATACTAATTTTCATATCCAATAATTGGATCATGTTAATGACCTCTGTCAACTTAGTTTTCAGAGGGTCGAGACCGACTAAGTCGTCCCCTTTAACACGAAGATACTTCAACATATCTATGAGTACCAACGAAATGGAAGTTAGGACACCTTTGGTAACAGGATCTCCCATCAGACATGCCCTAAGGGTATGTCCGACCAACTTATCTTTTAAAAAGATAGGTCGGGGACTCGTAAGTAGTGTGATGACTAAGTCACCATACCACTTAGGAATCATGAGGATATCATTCCACACGGTTAAAAGATCTCGCACTAAGTGCCAGTTCATATAATCTGTGGCTGTTTCCATATCCGTACTTAGGGCCCATGGCTTAGCCGTGGAATCGAAAATACGGTGGTAATCGATTTCCTTGTAGACTTTCCAACCGTCACGATCTTTAGAAATACCTACTTTAAAAGCGGGCATTCCAGAAAGAGCCTTTAAAAGGCTGTGACCGTAGGGATGTAATGCAGTGGCATGTGCAAACATGCCAGTGGTTACAGTCCTCACCTTAGAGGGTTCCAACACGTGGTTGACTTTTATTTTCTGTACTTCTGAGAAGTTCAGAATACATTCTCTGAGAGAATGGTAAAAGAGCCAATCACCAATTTGTTCCTTAGGAACAAGTTGGTTGGTGAACTCTCCAGTATTGAGGTCTACTGAGTAGACATCATTACCGGGTGTGGAAAGTAGGGATCGAGCAATCATTGCTTTACCCCCTTTACTACGAGGACATTCGAAACAGGCCGTTGTAGAAAGACTTACGCGGGCTGCCCCTAAGGGGTCGCCCTTACGTAATCTCTTAGAGATTACGTTGTAAACTCTTTCTTTCAACCATGCCTGGTCCCATTTTACTTCACAGGGAGTTGTAACGGTTTTCATCCACTTAGTGTATGATTCCTTTACCATCTTCCCAGTTGGTAAACCTGTTGCCCTTGTTTGAGTCAACATAGCAACTCTGTACCACCAATAGGCGGACTCAGTCCGACTACTGACTAAGTCAGTATAGTATGGTGCTAGGAAACTAAGTTCCCTTGGCACAACTATTTTGGTATTTTCCGCGAGTGCTTTAAGCACCTCCTTCTTAAATCGTTTTAAACGACTTATGAAGTTATCGTGGTCATTAATACAGTTTGCCATTGCTGCAACCATGATACGGTCAGTCTGTTCGTAGGAATGGAATGACCCGGGTTTTGATAACATAATACTTAGTACTATGCCATCAACCGTGTTACACCATTCTTTAATCTTCATTCCTAAGGAATGAAAGGACTTAGTCCCTCTACCCGCTAAGCGTTTAGAGATTTTCGAACATAATGACTTTCTCACGGTCTCCTTCAAACGAGGAAACCAATGGGTGAAGTTGAGGATCGAGATTATTTCCTTATATTTTACCAGTTCAACAAAGTAATTATTACTAAGTTTCGACTTAGTCGACTCCCTATACCATTGTTTTAAACAAGAGAATAGGGTTGGAACTGCAACTAAGTTGCTATGTTTCTCAGAAACATAAGTATATATAAGATCTATATCTAGATCTATTAGTCCATGATCAAGGTTTTTCTGTATTAGGTCTAAGACCTGAAACAGATTGCCGTTCATGGCAGTCTCGGCAACCCGCGCATTTTCTCTTAGAGAAATGCTAAGCGGGAGGGCTGAGACGGTGAGAC